CTTTGGCTATTCTTTTAGCCATGGGTATAGCAAATCCCATAAACACCCTATAAAGGTTGTTCGTTGCCCGAAGCCGACGGTCGTCACATCTTGTGACGACGGCCGGACTGAGAGCTTCAAACATTTCCTAGGGGTGCGAATGGTCGTTTGTGAAGCCTTCCGAACCGTGGGCTCTAAATCACAAGTTAGGGATAAAGGTGAGAATCTGGGAAACCTTATTCTCTTTCCTAACCGAAACGAGTGGTATTGCCCTAAAGTTCATTTGAGCCAACCGGCTCTTTTATCTTACGGAGGCAACAGATGGGCAACAAAACGTACCCGAAGGTGTTCCCCCATAAGTTAGTGGTGAAAGCCGAAAGTTTTCCACTTCCAAGTGGAATTCCGGACCAGGTAATCCAGGGTAGTACTTCTGGATACTATGTCCGTTCTGGGATTAACAACCCAAACTGGAAGCGTACACTGCTAGCTGGAGGGAATGCGTCGAGTCCGTTAACTGTTGACATTGATGAAGCTTTCGTTGTGAACAGTAGTTCGGCTTTTCTGAACTATTCGACATACCCCTTCTCTCAGACTCAGCAACATTCAACTTACGGCACAAGACCGCCGCCTGCTGGATTTGCTTATCCAAACAATCTGACGGAGTGGGAGGATGAAGTACGTGTTAAAGCGTCCAAAGGGTTTTTGAAACGGCTCCGAGAACAGGACCACAAATTTCAAGGTGGCGTGTTTTTCGGGGAAATCGTTCCGACCTTACGGATGCTTAAGCGTCCTTTTGGATCTCTGCGCGATGGTCTGAAGAACTACTTTCGAAAGCAACGTGCTAACGGAAGTGGATACTACGGACCAAAGCTACGAGCGATCATGAGGGATACTTGGCTTGAGTTTGCATTTGGATGGCAGCCTCTTTTGTCTGACATCAAAGATGCATCCGCCGCAGCCATCAACGTCTACGCGAACCTCAGAAGATCGAGGGTTAATCAAGTAGCCGGGGATGAACTGAGTTTACCGACGCAGGTAGTTAGAAACTATCAGGAAAACCTGATGAAGTACGATGTGTACTTCTCTAACGACATTGCTTACTCGGTAAAATATTACGGTGGGCTCTTGCCTCTCCCGAACGCGGATAAGGGTTTGCCATTTCTCCAACGTATAGTCGATATGAGCGGCTTTAATTTAGCCTCTTTTATCCCTACCGTTTGGGAGTTGGTTCCTTATTCGTTCCTCATTGACTACTTTTCTAACGTCAATGATGTTCTCGATGCCTATTACACAGACACGTCTCAACTCGCGTGGCTCTCTATGGTGGAGAAACGCCTATCTGGTCAAACGATCAGATGGGATTATCTTCACTCGCCTACTTACAAGAATATTGTAGGTTCGCAACAGGGATTCACGCAGACGCGCTGTGGGACATCGGGAGTAGGGAGCACGTACGGTAGTAGACATACACAAATCATGCGGTGGTCGCACGGAGCGTTGACCTACGGAGGTCTTCGCTTCACCTTGCCAACGGACCTTAAAAAGTTCGTGAACATGGGTGCGTTACTACTGGGGATGCGTCGTATGTCTTAGATCGGCCTCCGAGAAAGTTAGGAGGTCGCTTCGACACCTCAGACATCCGTTTGAGGTGCATTTGTTTCCATCTTCGCCCTAGACACGAAAGTGTCGGTGGGTAGAGTTGGAATTTTCGAAAGGGTACAAATGTACTCAATTACTTCTCCCGTAACAGGGGGAGCCCAGACGGGCTTTACAGCGCCAACCTACACGATGGTGGTGGACACTGCACCCGACGTGAACGGAAAGCAGCATGCTGTTACCGCTCTAGGTGGGACCCAAGCTGGGGTATCGATTCATTCGGTATCGTCGCCTTTCACGGCGACGTTCATCCGGCCCAAGGCCTTTAAAGCTTTGGATCAGGTGAACCCGGTGACCGGCAAATTGCCGTTCGTCCCGAAGAACGCTTGGATGATCATCATCCGAAAGGGTGCTGTTCCCCTCGCGAACCAGAATCCAAGTTCACTCGTTATTCGCTGCGAAATCGCAGTGCCTAGCGGTGCGGACTTGGCTTCTCCTGCCGAACTTCGAGCAGCAGTATCGCTCCTCGTGGGAATCCTAAATCAGCAAAGCGCTGGTATAGGAGACTCGCTTGTGTCCGGTTTGGCGTAAGACTCCGCGTACTCTTCTTAGAATGCGCGAGGTCGAACGTCGAGGCCTTCGTACGAAATGGCATATTCAGCCTATACGAAGGTCTGGGGACCTGGATGTTAAAGTCCTTACAAAAGATTTCCATTTTAGCTTTCGCCTGGTAAGGCAAAAGTTCGGATGGTACGCAGCTCTGGCTGTGATTACAGCCGCAGTTGTTGATCTCGTAAGGATTTACTTTATTTCCAGGTAGCTGGTTCTTCAAACACCTTGGAGGTACACATGCAAGATTTTGCTGCAATCTCTAACGTCCTACTGGAGGAACTCGGTTTTCCGGAGGGTAACCTTTTCGAAGGTGTACCTCTGGATACCGCAAACCGCTTGTGGTTGTCGAAGTCGTTCGGCAAGAAATTTCTGCCGACCGGCGCAGCTGAGAAGCTGGCGGACGAAGCGTGTCTCGTTTTGTTTAAAGAAAATAACTCGAGATGTGCAACGTTTGATCTTCAACCACGTGATAAAGCGGAAGACGAAGTCATTGAGCGGGTAAAACTGCTCTTTGAACGTCTAGCTTTTTGCGGGCCGGAACTCTTCATTGAACGCGAAGCAATTTGCCAGCGATTCATGACGGGACCGGGTGCGAGCCAACTTGCTGTTAGTGGGGATTTTTATTCTAAAGTCTTCACAGGCAAGTTGTCTTACACTTCCGAGCTTCTTCATCGTGTCTACTACGATTGCCTGAAGGCTTATCCCTTGTGGCGTGCCGGTGAAATATTCCGGTCGCAAACATATGGGGAGCAGCAGGTAGTAGGGAACCGTCTTTCTTTTGCTCCGAAGACGTTCTTAATTTCGAGAAGTATCTGTACCGAACCCAATCTTAACATGTTGTTTCAGAAAGGGCTAGGTTCTTGCGTTGAAGAGGGGCTGCTGAGGGTCTTTAAAATAGACCTTTCTAAACAGCCCGAACTGAACCGCAAGCTGGCGCGTATAGGCTCATTTGATGGTTCTTTTGGAACTATCGATTTGAGTAGTGCGTCAGACAGTATGTCGCTGGAGGTTTTGCGTAAACTCATTCCACCAGTATTATTTAAGTGGTTTGAGCTCGCAAGATCAAGCTTTGTTACCTATCCAGGTGGCAAAGTTGAACAGCTTCATATGATATCATCTATGGGGAATGGTTTTACTTTTCCCCTTCAGACGTATCTTTTCTCGAGTGTCGTTGTTGCTGCCTATCAGACTCTTGGTATGAAACCGAGGTTTGGTAAGAGAGCACCTTTGAACTTTGGTGTGTTCGGTGATGACATAGTGGTTCGTAAGGACTGCTATGATTTCGTCATCAGATGCCTGGAGCTCTTTGGTTTCTCGGTGAACGGTGATAAATCGTTCAACACAGGTAGCTTCCGCGAGAGTTGTGGCGGGGATTACTTACGTTCCCATGAAATTCGTGGGGTGTATGTAAAGACCCTTAACCATGACGCAGACGTCTACTCTGTCATTAACCGCCTAATCAGGTGGTCGTCGAGGACTGGTATACTTGTCCCCAGAACCGTCACTGCCTTACGGGGTCTACTCAGGGGTAAAACCCTTTGGATTCCCTGGAAGGACGGTGACGCGGAGGGGATTAAGGTACCTCACCCCCCGACTTCCTTGAAGGTTGCCAAGCAAACACAAGGGCTGATTTATTATGCTCTTGTCAAGCGGAAGCAATCTTTTAGGTTACCTGAAGATGCGTCAGACACAAAAGCTGTCTACCCGTTTAAAAATGGGAAGAGGACGAAAGTCTTCTTTAATCCCTACGGGTTAGCAGTTAGTGTCGTGGCAGGTTTCATCAGGAGCGGACGTATTTCTGTCAGAAGTGACCGAGATACGTTTAAAATCCAACGAAGGGTTACCAGTTCCTGGCAGGGCGTTTCTTACGCCCCTGACTCTTCCAAACTTCTCGTTCGGCTGACTAACCTTGATCAAGGTAATTCAGTCGGAGAAGAAGGGGAGTCTGATCCTTCGATGGTGGGCTCTTTCTTTAGCCCAGGAAGCGACTGGGAAGTCGTTTCCGGTTTCTACTCGAACTGAGTAGAACAAGGGGACTTTTACCCCCTCAC